CCTAGAAAGGTCCCTCGTCCTTCGTTTTAAACAATCAGCCAATTGGGAGATCCGCATGCAAGTCTCGAAAAAGGACTGGGACGATCTGAACAGACGTCTCAATATCGCTCAACGCGATATCGTACGTTTGACTCAGGTCGTCGTGCAGAACCGTCGCCTCATTCGTGGGGTGGCCAATTATGCATCGTTCTATTTCGATGGCTTGGATTTCGATTATGTCGATTATGACCGACCCCTGATTTCAGGGGAAGATCCAACCGACAGTATCGTTACAAAGGCGCCTTCTGAGCACGTCGTTGTCTCACTCTCTGATTTATGTTCTAACATATTTCAGGTGGGGATATGACGAAGCGTGCCTGGAGTCACATCTGTAAATGGATTCTCCGTATTGTCGTTCTTGTCACTCTTGTGGCAAGGATCGTTTTAAAACTGGTTTGGAAAGGATAACCCGTGTACAATCGTTTTCGTGAGATAGATGATCTTGTTCCGAATAAGGCCTCCTGGATTCGTGCTGAGGTAACTGAACCGACTAGACATGACCCGTCGTGCCCGGATATTCCGGTCTATACGTATCATCCTGAGTCTGGTACATATCCTCAGCGCTACCAGGTAGGCATTATTGAAGACTTGATCAGTATTAATCCGAAGAAGGATAATAGAATTAACATGTGGAATACTCGTCGACATGTGTCGCGGTTTCCCAAACCGGTAAAACCGGTTCACCATGTGCGAAAGGCACTTCGTATTTTAAACGACGAAATGGCTTTCGTTTCTGTTAGTCCTTTATCGGGTTTCTGTCTCAAACAAACGACTCGAACTGCTGTCACACACCCTATGGCATGGCTTGGTAATCGTTTCGGGTCCGACTATATCAAGCATTATATGCTTGACGCCGTACCTGATTCAACAGAAGGCCATACCTTTATAGGTTGTGATTGGTTCTCCTTGATGTCTGACTTCAATGAGGCTTTAGATAGTCTCATTCCTTCTTCTTTCCTTGCTGGTGAGTCGACCTTTGAGGGCGCTATTTTTGTAGACGCCATCAAATTAGTTGTCTCCCCAAGGAAAGTCGTCGGTGGGTTCCTACGTGATGTAGTCGCCCGGCATAAGCACAGACTCAATCTATCAGAGTTGGACCATTATTATAAAAAGTTATTCCGGAAGAACTCCGGCCTACCTTATAAAGATATGGTTCACTCCGCTAGTAATTTTGGAGTTCCTTTATCAGCACTCAAGGAAGGTATTAACGCCCATCTTCTTTACGATTTTGGGGTAAAACCAGCGATTTCTGACATCAAGAGTACCGTTCTTGCTCACTCTTCTGTTGAGCGTAGATTGGCATTCCTGAATAAGAATCGCGGGTTGTACGTTCCGATTAGGGTTAGGAAGGTCACCTCTAAGGAGACCTTCGATTACGAGGCACCCGGTGGCAATTTACAGTTTAAGAATATACTTAAAGAAAAGTATAGACTTTCTACTATATTTTGTCAGGGCCGGGTTCGCACGGATATTAACAACGCGTCGAGGTGGCGTTCCTACACAGAGTACTTTGGCCTTAATAAGGTCATCGGCACCGCGTATGAACTCATCCCTTTCTCGTTTGTTTTAGATTGGTTTACCAACACTCAGGAACGGATTAACGATTTAACTCGTATCCGTTTGGGTGAGGGGCCATTCGTTGGTTTGACCTCTTTTGGGCACTCAGTTAAGGATGTCTTATCCTATGAGACTTATATAAGTCCGGGATATGATTCCATCTCTGGGTTTACCTTTATAGAGCCTAACCATCCGACTCCTTTACTTCGTGTTGAAGTATCGGAGTACACTCGTGACAACCGTCTTCCAGACACATCAGGTGTGGTTGATATGTCCACACTTGGTTCCTTCCAAGGTATTAAGGGTGTTGAGCTAATCGCTCAACGCTGCCTTTAATACACATATTCGAAACTGGTAGTGTCCAGTATTGGTCGTCACCCATTTCGGTGACAAAACCTAGGAGTTTCTCATGTCCCTCACAGTAACCCGTTCAAACGGGACTTCTGATATCGTCTTCACCCTTCAGAACCAGGTTGGAACTCAAAAGAACTTTGGGAATCCTGCCGCCGGGCTCGTTGAGCCGGAGGCGATTACCCTTCAGTCCTTTTTGCGTCCAAGTGGTGCTAAAGGTTCGGATCGATATATTCTCAAGGCATCCAAAACGTTTGTGGAGGATGCCACTGGGAACAATATCGTCGCGAGTGCCAAATTGGAACTCGTTTATCCTCGAAGCGCTGAGTCGGGGCTAGCGACGGCTTTTGCCGATCAAATAGCCTTTATCAAGTCGATGCTCTCCGCTGCCAATATTACTGCGCTCATCGCCGGGGCTCTCCCTGATGGGGATAACCACGTTGATGTGTTCAATCCGGCTTAATAAACCGGTTGTTTACGCAGTAATCTTGTCTTTTGGGTAGCATCTTCATCTCAGAAGGTGTTTACTGTGAGACAGTGAGGACAAGGAGGAAACCCTTTTATGGGGGACCTTAATCCTTTCCTTGCGCGTATATACGCACTCCGTCATGCAATTGTTGATGACGGATTGATACACGGAGTACCTTTCCACGAAAATGATCTCCGCACCTTAGCCGACAGGCTATTATGCGAAGGCTCTAGCTTTGTCATGGTAACCCTCCCCATTTTGGGGCGGGCCCTTGATTTAGGTCTAGTGACTGGGCAGTTTAACTGTCCAGCCCACTTTTCGAGGAAAAGGGACACATGCCTTCCGACCTTTACAGGACGTGTTTTTCAACACATCTTCGCGGCGGATGGTACCCTCCTTGTATCGCCAAACACTTGTTCCATATATTTCCTTCGCCAGTTTCTATTGTTCGATGGTAAGCTCATTTCTGAGCCGACCTCCGTTCAAAAGAAGCAGGCTATAGACGGTTTTGTTTCTCGACAGGCCTCCCTCCTTAAGAGGAAGGTCCCGAGAAATCATCCTGTCTTAGAGAGAGCTAAATTGCTTCTCTCAAGGACTCTAAAAGGTCTTGACCTCAGTGACATCCATCCAGGACATGGTCCTGGTGGTGTCGCTGAGGGTTATGATCGTTTAGTAAGGTGGGACTTTTCCTCTTGGCCTTTACGGGCCGAGAGGCACTATCCCTACCATTTATATGGATCTCAGTCTTTTATTGCCCTTTGCGCTACTGGCGCACCTCTCATGGTCGAGAAATCGATCACGAAGTGTTCCTTAGTGCCTAAGGACTATAAAGGTCCACGGCTGATCTCGTCTGAAAGTGCTGCAACGCAGTACCTCCAGCAAGGTCAGATGAAGGCTATAATGCGTCATATTGACATCCATCCTATCCTATCACGTTCAATTAAGTTACGGGATCAAACCCATAGCCAAAAGATGTGTCGGGAATCGGTGGAACGCGGTCTCGGGACACTGGATCTCTCCAATGCCTCTGATACCGTGTCAGCTCCTCTAGTCTGGTATCTCCTTTCTGGAGTTCCCAAACTTAGGAGTCAGTTATTTTGCACTAGATCGCAGTCAATGAGAATTGATTCGACCTTAGTGCGGATAACGGCATTTTCTCCGATGGGTTCAGCAGTTTGCTTCCCAGTGGAGACACTTGTCTTCTGGGCCATAACAATGGCATCAGTTAGACTAGTTCAGTCTTCATGGCTTAATAAGCCCCGTATTTCTGAGACAGCGTCCGACATCTGCGTATTTGGGGACGATATTATCGCTCCTTTGTACGCAATGTCGACCATTATCGGAACTCTCGAGTCTGTTGGTTGTGAGCCTAACGCAGGTAAAACCTGTCGCTACACTCCCTTCCGAGAGTCTTGTGGGTCCGAATGGTTCAGAAGTACCGATGTCACGATAACTCGCAACAAAAGGTACAACTATGACGTTACAAGAAAGTTCATCAACTACCCTGTACTACTTGACCTCCAAAGGAAATTTTTCCTCCAAGGGCTTGAGTGTACAGCTGCACTTTTGTGTCAATGGGCGAGAGAAATTTCGCCAATTGCTACAATTGCGATTGGGGAGTATGGATTTCACGTACCGGACTTTCCTCACTGGGGAACCTGCGTTCAACGCAGTACCCCATGGATTGCCCGATCGTATTTCCAATGTCTCCGATCCTGGAATTCGCACGAGCAATTACATTCTCCTGGAGGACGCGCGACTGCGTTTCCTTCTGGCATGGACTTGCTTATACGTTCTTCCGCAGCCTATGATTCAATATGTTGTGCTCTCGGGTGGTATACTACACTTGATAGTGGAGTGCCACGCAGGTACAACAAGGCGTATCAAAGGTCTGAGTGCAGATTGCCTTGTCTTTTTCAACGGACAAAGCAATGGGACTCCATACTCACCGACCCAGACAGTCTCGAGTCCAGAAATGGACTTCGAGACCATGGATTCGCGCGTCCTATCGATGGGGATAAAAGCCCATCCTTAGTACACCTTAGAATCCGGTCTGAGTACTCGCGTTTATTAGCGCGTGTAGTTGGAGACTCTGTTGATAGGATTGCCATCCGCAACTTTATGTTGAAAATGGCATGGTCGGTTATACCTACTCAATCACCTGTCGGTGACTGATCGGGCATAAACGCAGGGCGACAGG